GAAACTTTAGATCAAGCTTTGGTCTGGGGAGCGCAGTTCGAGCATTCAGCTTATCCAACATCCTACATCCCCACAACCAGCGGCTCCGTAACGCGCTCACCCGATCTTTGCACGATTGAAGGTACGAGCTTCAGCTCTTGGTATAACCAAAGTGAAGGAACGGTGTTTGTTGAGGCTAATGGTTATCCACACCCAGTATCTGAAAAAGCTCTCGTAGCGCTTGCTTTTAGTGACAACACCTATGACAATCGAATTACTCTTGCTGGTTCTACTGGTAGCAATCAGTTCAACTTTGATGTGACCGTTGGCGGTTCTCAACAAAGAGCAATTCTGGGTAACTTTGTAAGCAGTGGACTTAAATCTAGTGGTGGTTATAAATCCACTGGATCTGCTGGTTCTCTTGATGGGGCTGCTGTAGTTACAGCAAACACTCCGAATATCCCATCAGGCATTAGTCAGCTAAGCATTGGTCAAACTCATGCTGGAAGCAGCTTCCTAGACGGCCACATCTCCCGCCTTGCGTACTTCCCCGTTCGGAAGACTGATCAAGAATTAATCGACTTAACAAAACCATGACTGAAGAGCTACTCGAAACCCCACCATCACCCGGTCCTTTCTTCCGGTTTGCTGATGAAACTGCTTGGCTTGATGCTGCTCGTGCTGCTGGATTCATGACTACTGTCACTGATGAAGACGGCAACGAAACAGAACAGCTACAGGCTTACACACACTCCCACGCTATTGATGTTGTGGGGACTATTACAGAAGGTGGTGAGTGGGATGAAGACGGTACTGAGACCGTTGCTCCTACCACCCTTGATGGTTTTCATGTCAACTATGTAGGTGACCTACCCGATGGCTGGGAAGCCTTTGAGGTAGCACCAGACAACCCTTATCGCGTATTTGCGTAATAAGAACGTCCGTTCATCCTTCGGGACGCATGACACCATAAGCATGGAACGGGGCTTGTGGAGGCTTCTATAGAGGTTACTATGCAAGGCAAGACTTATTGCTATCGTGGTGTAAAGTACACCAAGTGAGATAGATCTAATGAGGGGTGCAATTCCCCTCTTCACTATTGGCATTGGCCCTTACGAGGATACCCTTTGCCGTCTAGACGGTGGGATAGACCACAATACAAATTAAACATCAAACGTTTGGTGACAAGTATATCTCTATTATTTATTATTTAAAATGGCTTTTCAATCTTCTGTCAACCCTGCTCAGCTAACTCAGCTGGGTCAGGCTAACCTTGCGGGTGATACCCGCGCTCTCTACTTGAAGTTGTTCAGTGGAGAAATGTTCAAAGGCTTCCAACGTAATACGATCGCTCGCGATCTTGTGATGAAGCGTACACTTAAGAACGGCAAATCTTTGCAGTTCATCTACACCGGACGCACCAAAAGTGAGTTCCATACTCCTGGAAATAGCATTTTGGGTGATAGCAACAATGCACCTCCTGTGGCTGAGAAGACCATCACGGTTGACGATCTGCTGATCAGTTCAGCTTTTGTCTATGACCTTGATGAGACTCTTTCTCATTATGATCTGCGCTCTGAGATTAGCCGTAAGATCGGTTATGCTCTTGCAGAAAAGTATGATCGTTTGATCTTCCGTGCTATCACTCGTGGTGCGCGTGCTGCATCTCCTATTACTGCTAGTGGCTATGTTGAGCCCGGTGGTACTCAGGTTCGTGTTGGTACTACTGCTAATGCTTCTGATGCTTATTCTTCTAGTGCTTTGGTAAATGCATTCTATGATGCTGCCTCTGCACTTGACGAAAAAGGAGTCAGTCAGGATGGGCGTGTGGGTGTTCTTAACCCCCGTCAGTACTATGCACTGATTCAAGCTGCTGGTTCTAATGGTCTTATTAATCGCGATGTACAAGGTACTGCACTGCAAAGCGGTGACGGTATTGTAGAGATTGCTGGTATTAAGATCTACAAGTCCATGAATATTCCTTTCTTCTCTCAGTATGGTACTAAGTACGGTACTGGTTCCGCTACTAACCCTGGCGTTACCGATCCTGGTAACACTGGTTCGTTTGTATCCGAAGCTGTTGAAGATGCTGCCAACGATGTTGCCGGTATCAACAATGAGTACGGTGAAGAAACCGAATTTGCTAATAGCTGTGGTTTGATCTTCCAGCGTGAAGCTGCTGGTTGTGTTGAAGCGATCGCTCCTCAGGTTCAAGTAACCAGTGGTGACGTTTCTGTTATCTATCAGGGTGATGTAATCCTTGGCCGTTTGGCTATGGGTGCTGATTACCTGAATCCAGCTGCTGCTGTTGAACTGTTTGCTGGCACTGCTACCAAGCCTGCCGGATTCTAATTTATCTTATATGGGGAGTCTCTTCGGAGGCTCCTTTTTTTTAACTATTTATTGAGAATAATACTCATTATCAAATTATGCCTTTTCCTACTACTGGCCCAAACACCCAATTACAAGCTGTTAATCAGATCCTGGCGTCAGTTGGTCAGGCTCCTGTAAACACGTTAACAACTGAAGAGACTTTTGTTCTTGAATCTACTGGTACATTTGTTGGTTCTATCACTGGTGTAATTTTAACCTCTGAAACCTCTGACCTACAAATTGGTACTTATATTACTGGAACTGGTGTAGAACCTAATACTGCAGTTTCTACAGCAGGTACTGCTCAAGGCACAACACCTGAAACATATCAATACACTGTTAATATTACTCATGCCACACCCACTGGTAGTATTACAATGAATCGTTCAGTTGTCTCTTATAAAGTAGAAACACAAACCAACCCGGACGTTGCGATTGCTTATAACACTTTAAATGAAGTTACACGTGAAGTACAGGCAGAAGGATGGTCTTATAATGTAGAACGTAATTATGATAAATTACAACCTGATACAATTACTAAAAAAGTAACGATACCAAACAATGTAATCCAAATTGATCTTAGTCAAGACTATGTTGCTAACTTAGGTCGTAATGTAGTAAATCGTGGCGGTGTCTTATACGATACTATTAAACATACAGATGTATGGGATACTACAGAAACTCTTTACTTTGATATATTGTGGGAATTTGAATATGTTAATATTCCCCAACCTATCCAAGATTACATTGTATCTCGGGCTGCTTCTGTTGTCTCTAGTCGTTTGGTAGGTGATCCTAATCAATACCAAATGCTACAACAAAAAGAAGCTTATACAAGAGCAATGGCTCTTGAATATGAGTGTAACCAAGGTGATCATAGTTTCTTTGGTTCACCTCAAGGAGGTAATTATTACAAAAGCTACAGTCCCTTTAATACATTGATTCGATAATGCCAGTAGTAACACAACTGACACCTAATTTTCTTGGTGGTGTCTCTAAACAAAATGACGACAAAAAACTAGAAGGTCAGGTATCAGAGTGTATTAACGGATATCCTGATGCTACTTATGGTCTATTAAAAAGACCTGGAATGAAGTTTATTAGTAAACTAAAGAAACAAAATGGAACAGCTTTTACCAAGGCTGAATTAGATAATGCTGCTTGGTTTTCTATTGATAGATCATCTGCTCAATCATATATCGGAGCTATTAAAGGTACTAACATTTATGTATGGACTAAAGAAGGTACGTGGTGTACGGTAACTGCTCCAGGTGGTGGCGCATACTCTACTACATATTTAACTGGTACTACCGAGAACGATTATCATTTTCGTAGTATTCAAGATACAACAATCATTACAAACAAAACTGTAACGAGTGCTATGCAAGCAGCCCCTGAAGAAGGTGTAGATTATGTATCTAATTCAGTTGCTACACTTAAACTGCTTACACTTGTCGCATATGATTATACTGTTACTATTCAAGGTATTGAAGCTAAGGTAACAGCACAATCAAGTACAACATTTGATGATATGTTGTTGTATGATGCTGCTAATGTTAATACTAACCATCATTTAATCGATAAAATTAAAAGTGTTATTGAAGCAGAACATACAGCAGGTAATACAAATTTTGATGGTATTTGGTATTTAGAAGGTTATAACAACAGTATTGTTATCAAACGTGGTACTGGTACTAATACAGTTAAAACTAATTACAGTGCAGTTACTGGTACTCCTGTAGCATTTAACATTGATGCTAGAGGTGGTCTTGATAACACTTCACTTGAAGTATTTGCAGATGAAATAACTGATATATCTAAACTACCCCTTGAATCTTTTACTGATCATAACGTAAAAGTTTTAAACAGTGATAGTGCTGAAGATGATTACTATGTTAAATTTGTTGCTTATGATACTACGTTAAATAGAGGTCGTGGTTTTTGGAAGGAAACCGTAGCACGTGATGCTAGCCCTGGACTTAATGGGGATACTATGCCGCATGAGTTATCTAACACAGGAGCAACTACATTTACTTTTGGTCCTGTTCCTTGGAAGGAAAGACTTGCAGGAGATGATATAACAAGTCCTATCCCTTCTTTTATTGGCAGTACAATTACAGCATCTTTCTTTTATAACAATAGATTTGGTGTGTTGTCTGTAGATAATATCATCTTTAGTGTTGCTAATGATCCTTATAACTTTTTTGCAAAGTCTGCTTTAACACAAATTGGCTCAGATCCTATTGATCTTAATGTATCTAGTGTACGTCCTGTAAAATTATTTAGTGTACTACCATCATCACAAGGTTTAACATTATTTGGAGAACGCCAACAATTCCAAGTGTTCTCATCAGATACAAGTACCCTTACACCATCTACTACTGTTATTAGGACCATATCTAACTATGAAATGGATCCTAATATAGACCCACGTGATGTTGGTACAACAGCTGTCTTTGTCAGTAAAGTACCAGGTTATAGTAAAGCATTTTCTTTACAATTACGAGGTGTTGAGGAAAACCCTACAGTTGTTGATATTAGTAAGCAGGTATTAGAATGGATTCCTGATACCGTAAACGATCTGATTGTAAGCCCTCAGAATTCTCTAGCTGTTTTAGTTGATAAGCATTCGTCTTATATGTATTTATTTAGATACTATAATGATGGAGAAAAGAATCAATTCCAAGCTTGGACTAAATGGCAAGTAAACGGTACAATTCAATCAGCCAGTATTCTAAATGATAATGTTACTTTAATACTTCAACATAAAGATGAATATACTTTACAAACAATAACATTAGATGAAATACCTACAGGTACTGTAACAGCTAATGTTGATAGCGTGTCTGGTAGTCCTTGTTTAGATTTTATGTGTAGACCAGAAAAATTAAGTGGTGGTAATGCTGTAGTTTATGACTCAGTAAATGAAATTACAAAAATCTATGTACCATTTACACCGTTTGATTTAACAAAGGGTAGCATGTTAATAGCTAAACCAGGGGAAGAAGAAGGTTATTATTTAAAAGGTGTCCCTAAATTAGATGGTACAGATTATTATTTTGAAGTACAAAAAGATCAAAGTAACCTTGCTGATTCTATTGTAATTGGTTATAGTTATGACTTTGAAGTAACCTTGCCTAAATTTTATTTTAGACGTGATGCCACTACGACTGATTATACGGCAGCATTAACTATTGCTAGAGTAAAATTATCTGCTAATAGAAATGGTGTATTAACTTTTAAAACAAAATTAAACAGCTCTAAACAATGGACTATTGTTAAAGAGGTTGTTAATTCTGAAGGTTACATAGCATCAACTAATCCAGTAAAACCTGAATACATATTTACTGTACCAATCCATCAACGTAATACTAATTTTGAATTAAAAGTGACAAGTGATTTTCCATACCCTGTATCGTTGGTGTCAATGATGTGGGAAGGTAACTATTCCCCACGTTTTTATAGGAGGGCTTAATGATTAATAAAAATTATGATCTTCTGGGTGAACAGCTCGCTGAGTCTGGACTGGAGATGAGCATTGATTTGTTTACAGGTATTGCTGCAGGTGCTTCTATTATCGGCGGTATTTTTGGTTCATCTCAAGCCGATTCAGCTAACAGAGAAGCTGAACGAGCTCAGAAAAAAGCACAGAAAATTGCTGATAAGCAAGCTGATATTACTAATACATATAATCAAAAAGCTTTTGAAGCAGAAAAACAAGATTACTTTGCTGCACGTCAATTTCAATATAATACAGCAGTTCGGCAATGGCAGTATGATACTGAAATTCAAGATTTTAGATATTTACAAGACGTTAAAAAGTATGGAGCTTCTGTTGATAATTATCAAAATCAACTGGCTTTTAATACTTTGGGCGCACAGATGGCTTATGAGTCACAACAAGCATCTTTTAATGAGCTATTAACATCTACAGCTTTTGAAGGTCAAGCTTCACTGGTTGAAAACTTACAGAACACAGGACGTGCTTCATTAGGACAAGCTGGTAATTCACGAGTAAAAGCTATGCAATCTACCCTTGCTGAACAAGGTAGAAATGCAGCTATTATGTCTGCTAGTTTGGTTAGTGGTGAACGTGAGTTTCAACGTGGTATGCAAGAAGTAGCTTTACAAAAGTATGGTTCAGATCTACAAGCTGCAGCTAATTTAATGATTAAACCACAAGCTTTACCTGAAATAATTAAACCTGTTATGGGTCCAGCACGTACATTTATTGAACCTGCTGAAGTACTTCCTGGTGCTGTACCACCTGCTCAACGTACTAGCACACTTATGCCACTTATTGGTGGTATCACCAGTGCAGCTTCGTCAATTGGTAACTATACTATGAACTTCACTGGGTAATTATGGCACAACGAAAATACACATCTGCCGCAAAAGGCAGAGGCTTTAATGCAGTTACGGTTAGTAATGCAAACATCCAACAGATGTCAGCAGAAAGTAATCGTATTGTAGAAGGTATGCGAGCACGTAGGGATTCTGATTTAGAAAACCAACGCCGTATACTTCAAGATATGGAATCAAACGCAGCCTATTCTGAAAGGACAAGGAAGCGTGATTTTGACATAGCATCTACAAACCTTGACACACAACGTCAACAGCAACAATATAATGCTGAGGCTACACAAGCTAGGATTCGTCAAGAGACTGAACTTGGTACAAAGATCTTTGATTCTATTGCTAGTTTTAGTGCAACAGCTGCTCAAAAATCTCAAGAGTTAAGGAAGGAAAAAGATAAAAAAGATTTTGAGGCAGGGATATTAGATGCAAGTGTAACCTCTGGTCAGTATACTCCTAAAGATTTACAATTTTTAGCAGATTTAAACGAACAAGATAGGCTTTCAACTTTATTAGACAATAATGCGGCTCTTGCTAAGGAACGTGGTTTTGATTCAAATGCTGTTGCTAAATTAATGAATATGTCCGTTAAACAACGGGCAGGTTATTTTTACGGAGCATACCAAACACAAACAAAAATTGGTTTTAGTCAATTTCGGCAAGAGCAAATTACAAATCCTGAAAAAAAAATAGGTGGTGTTAGCTATTTAGAAGCTCAGAATAATTCCTCACTGACTTCAGCTATGAATGCTGAGATTTTATCAGACTGGATTAGTTCTCGTGGTTACCCGCAAAACCACGAAATGTTAAAGGGGGTTTACATTGAAGCTAAAAAAATCAACGATGCCGCCCTTATTGTCTCAATTAATAATGAAACTGAATTTCTTAATAGTGATACTTTAAGGAAACATAATAACGCTGCTTTTAGTAATTTTTCTAGGTACGGTGGTGAAGCTTTTGTTGCACACAAAAACATAAAAGGTAATATTCCTGCACATGAAAATTATTATCGACAGGCAACAGCAATGAGTCCTGATGGTACATTTGTATTATCAGATGCAGACTGGCAAAACACTGATGTTAATTTTGTAAGAGACGCAAACGGTAAAATTACTAAAAAAGGGTTTAAGGGTACTTATCTTCAAGACTACCCAACACGATCCTTAGAAATTCAGAACGCTCGTGAAGACCTCCGTCGTTCTTGGGCAACCAACCAGCGTACAACTGAACGTAATGATTATCAAGCAGAATCAGCTGCATGGTGGCAGGAATATCAAAACAATCCAACACCTGAAACTTTAGCTGCTGCTCAAGAATCTTTTAAAGATAACCAACAAGGTAATCCTGAATGGCTTACAAAAGCAAAGGCTGCTTTAGACCCTCTTAATGCTCCTTATATTCAACAGTTAAAAACACAAGCTAAAGATTTACAAGCTCGTGGTATGTTGAACCAACCTTTTATCAATGAAGTGATGCGGTCTTTACCTCAGCTTGCTGTTGAATTACAGAAATCTAAAGATGATCAAAACCCGTTTCTAAAAAATGAAACTTATGTAGGACAAAGAAAAGTTGTTGGAAAAATAACCAAAAGGCCAACTGTAACTAACCCTAATCCTAAAGATACTGCTGATAGTTTTATTGCTGCTAGAGCATTTCAACGTGAATTTGACGCATATGTAAAAGCAAATGCTGCAGCCGATGGGATTGAAAAAGCTTCTGATGACGCTGCTACAATGCTGCAAGACAAAGTTGCAAAGGCAAGAGATCCAAAGGATAAATATTACGGTAAATATAATCCTGTTACTGGTTTAGTTGAATTCCCAAATATTAGAAAAGATGAAAATTTAACTGGATCTGAAGCTGCAAAAGAACAAGCACAGCAAGTACAAGATGCTTTAAACGATGGTCGCCAACAGGAAATTATTAATAAAAAATATGGTGTTTTAACTCAAACTGAACTTGAAACAGAAATTAAAAATATTAATAAGCCTGGGTATGTACCAAACGTAAAACTATTTCTTGCTTCTAAAGGTTTGTCTGGTGGTGTTTTATCACTATTAAATAAGCAATTAGTTCTTGCTGGAATGGATCCTATTGAACCACCTGAATCTTTAGCACGAGTAGGGGAGTATTCACCTTCTGCTCAAAAACTATTACAACGTTATCTTAATAATAATGTAGCTACACGTGTTCATGGTTATGAAGGTAATAAATTAGGTAACGAGTGGAATCGACATGTATCTCCTGCTGAATACAGAGATATGATTGATACACACTCTAAAACTTATGGTGTACCACCAGCTCTGATTGCAGCAGGTTTAGAAGTAGAATCTGGCTTTAGTAATCAAACCAGTTCTGCTGGTGCAAAAGGTATGGCACAATTTATGGATGCTACTGCTGCACAATACGGTGTAGATGTTAATGATCCTGATTCAAGCATCAAAGGTATGGCTGCTTACATGAAAGACCTTATTGATCAATTTGGTGATCCTATTCTAGCTGCTGGTGCTTATAATGCTGGTCCTTGTAGAATGCAAGAGTATGTACAAAACAACACACCTTTGCCTGCAGAAACTGTAAACCATATGAGAAAGGTTACTAAAGCTCTGTATAAATATAGTAGTGATCCTAGGTTGCTGCAGCGTCCTGAATTAATTAGACAAGGAATGATGCCAGCTGGTTCAGTGGTCCCATATCAGCGTGACACATTACCATCAACAGGCGACCACCTTGACACACGTATTTTAGTAAAATCTGGTCCTAATAAAGGGCAACGTATTGACCCGATGAGTCGTCCTGATCTTCTTAGTAAAGTTTACATTGGTGATAATGTTGATAATGCAGTACCTTTAACATCGTTTGAAGTTACATCTCCTTATGGAGATAGAGTACCACCTGCACCTGGAGCATCGTCTTTTCATGCAGGAATAGATTCCGCTATAGCTAGCGGTAAAAAAATCTTTGTAAAAGATGGTGAAGGTTTTTATAGAGAAAAAAGTGCTAATGTAGTACCTATTACTGACGATGATGGGAATACATTTGAATTTGAATTTTATCATACCGAAAAATAAACTAAACTATGAATTACGATCCTAACGAGATGTTTAGGGTAGACGAAGAAGACCTATTGTTAGATGAAGAGACACAACTTCAAAACGACCTTCTTCGTCAAGCGGCTGAAGAGGAGAAAGCAAAAGCTGCTGCTGCAGTTGAGCCCACTCCTCAAGCTGTACCCGCTCCTACGGGAGAACAAGAACAAGCTCCACAAGCCGAGGTATCTACGGAACCTCAACAAGAACAAGCACCATTTGATAAATCTCAAGATTATTCTTATTACGAAGCCCAAGGGATGAGTCGTAAAGAATGGAACCGCAGGCAAATGGAAACAGGTGTTGATGCTGAACTACCTGGTTTTGCTGAAGATCCAAGGTATGCTGCTGAACTTGCAGCAGCTGTACCTACAGGTGGTCTAGATTTTGGTGTTGATTTAATTAATGTTATACCTGGTGTAAACGTACCTAAACCTACTAAATTTGAAAACGAAACAGCACAAGCAGTAAGAGATATCTCTTCTGTTCTTTTACCTACTATTGCTGGTATTGGTGCTCTTAGAGTTGCTGGCGGTGCTGCTCAAGCCCGTGTAGGTTGGAGTATCGGCAACACACCTTTCATGCAATACATTGGTAATCGTGGTGTTGAAGCATTAGGTGGTCTAGCAGTTGGTGCAGTAAGTAGTGAGTATGAAGGTGAGAACCTATTAGGTATGGCTAAGAAAGCTATCCCTGCTCAATATGACTTTATTCCTGATGACTTAGCTACATTAGATACAGATGAACCTGCTGAAAAACGTAGGAAGAATATCTATGAAGATCTTCTGACTGGACTGGTAGGTGAACTTGCTGTTGGTGTTGTTAGAGCAGGTGCTGGTATTGTAAGTAGTACAGGTTTTTCACGTAAGATCAATCAAATGATTGGTGAAAGCAAAGCAGGACAAGCTTGGTTAGATACAAACTCTCCTCCCCCACGTCCTGTTAATATTGAAGAATCAGTAGAAATTGGTATGCTACGTCAAGAGGATGCTCTTGATGAAATTGGTATGTATAATCTTTCTCAGAATCCTAACTTGGATAAACCTTTAAAAGGTGTCCATGATATGTTTGATTATACTGAAACAGCTGTACGTACTGTAGATGACTTTGGTGTTGTTGGTGCTAGTATTGATGCCGCACGTATTGCACGTAACTTAAATGTAGTAGATGGTCGTATTGGTAATATGATTTCTGAACCTGCATTGCAGTACGGTTTACGTGGTAGCGGTAACATTGATGAGGTTGTCCTTGGACTTGCTGATCAATTGCGTCAAGCTGATCGTATTGGTATGAAAGGTCGTGGTTGGACAGTAACATTTGATGATCAAATTGAAGCATCAGTAGATCTTACACGACAGCTATTTGATCCACGTATGAGTCGTCAAGAGGTTCGTCAGATTATTGAACCGTACCTTAGCGTTAATGATGCTGGTGTACAGGTCATGTCTGAAGAAGGTTTTGGTATGGTCTCTAAAGCCCTCAGAGGCTTTGGAGAGGAGGTATCTGCTATGGATGTATCTAGAGCACACTCTCTGCTTGCTGGATCACTCTCAGGACGTGTTGCAGACCTTTCTGAAGGTATCCGTCTTATGGATGGTACAGAGTCAGTCCAAGCTGGTCAAAATAAAGTTATTGATTTGATGGAGTATCTTGTACAATTACAAGGTTCTGCTTCTTTTTATAAGAACCGTAAGATCGGTATGCTACAACAAATCAAAAGTGGTTTTACAAATGTAGAAGGTTATAACGCTAGCACTGTAGCAGAAGCTAGTGAAATGGCACAAAAGATCTTTAAAAAATCACAGACGTTTGGCACTACATTACGTGCTATTGGTGAGACTAACCCTAATCTTATGAAGCAATTTTTAATGGCTTATGAGATGACTAATGGTGATATTAGTACTGTCAAAGCTATGAATGATTTAATCTTTGATATGACAGGTAATCTAGGTAAAGCTATTATTGACCCTAACCCTGAAGTACAAAACAAAATACTTGGTGGTATTTGGGCTAATATTTATGCAGGATATTTGTCTGCATTTAGAACACCTTTATCTGCTATGTTTGACGGTGTTGGTGGTATAATTTCTAAACCAACTTCTCATTTCTTAGGTGCATTATCACATGGTGATTTTAAAGCTATAAGACGTGGTTTTATTGCTTATGGTGCAATTAATGATAGTACCAGTAGAGCAGCAAAATACATGGGTGAAATCTTTGCTAAAGCATCAAAAGATCCAGATAGTGTAGCTTCTGTTACACGTCGTGATTTACTTCTTCAAAAAGAAGATGAGCTTGATTTTCTTAGAGAAGTAGCAGCTAGTCGTGCAGCAGAAGGTGAATGGGGTACACAATATGTAGTACAACAAATAGAAACTATGTATGCAATTGCTAGTGATCCTAGGATGCGTTTTGGTTCTAATGGTTTGATTGCAACTGATGGTTTTACTGGTTCTATGATTGGACATTCTGAATCTTATTTCAGAGCAATCGATGAACTTATGGAATCTGGTAAACCTTTAACTAAAGAAAACCTTGGACCTATTGCTCAAAAACATTATGAAAAGATGTTTGACAAAAACAATTTATTGAAAGATGAAGCTGTTCGTTGGCAAACAAATGAGTTAGCACTTAACCTTGATTCACCTCTTATGTCAGGTATGAATCAAATGGCACAACATGCTGCATTTATGAAACCATTCTTGATGTTTCCTACTACAGGTCAAAACAGAATTGCAATGTTCGCTAAGTATGCACCCTACTCACCTTTTCAAAAAGACATTAATGAGCTAGCATTTACACCACTTAAACAGTTACTTGGTAATGAAGAGCACATTGATAATCTTCTTAAGGTACGTGGTTATGATGTAGCAAACATGACCGTACAAGCTAAAGTTAATAGGATTACTGACCTTAAATACGAAACACTTGGTCGTAAAGCTATTGGTGCAACAGCAGTAGGATTAACTTTTGCTTTGTTTAAAGATGATAGAATCACTGGTGATGGTCATCCTGATAAAAACATCCAGGCAGCTAGAATTAAACGTGGATGGAAACCACGTAGTATGAAACTACCAAATGGTAAATACGTTAGTTATCAAGGTTTTGGTGTACTTGCTGATTGGATTGCATCTACTGTTAATACAATGGATAGTTTTGATCATATTGGTAGAGAAGGTATTGAAAAAATGTTACCTGCTCTTGGTTTTGTGATTGGTGCAGCTACTACTGATAATACAGGTTTGTCTACTATTAGACCTTTGTTAGACTTCCTTGGAGGTAACGACGGTGCAATAGAACGTTGGGGTGCTGGATTTTTAAATGGTCTTGGTCCTCTTTCTGGACAACGTTCTGAATGGAGTCGTATTTTCTCTGATGGTTTACGTATTGTAGATAATGATCTTTACAGTCAACTAAGAAACCGTAACAGGTTTGCTTTAGAAATTGATCCAAAGACTGCTGATCCATTTATTTATAGTCCTATTAATGGAAAAAAAGAGAATAGTTATAGTTTCTTACAACGTCTTTGGAATGCTTACACACCATTTCCAATTCATGACGGACAAACTGTTGAAGAAGAATTCTTAGATCATATTGATTACCCTGTTTCAAGTGTATTTAAAACCAAAGATGGTGTAAAAATTCCTCCAAGAATGCGTTCTGAATTGATGCGTATTATGGGTGAAGATGGTCATTTTGAAGCTGGTATAAAAGAAGTAATGCGTAGTGTTAAAGAGTGGAAGTCACTGGAAAGTTTTGGAAAAATGCAGCAAAAAGGCAATATGCCTGACTTAACTGTATGGCATAATATCCATGGTCGTTTACGTGCAGCACAAAGTTTTGCTGAAAACGCAGCTTATGCCAGACTTGATGGAGACATGCAAGCGCAACTAATTAAACTTAAAGTAGAAAAAGCAGAAAAAGAAGCAAAGGATAAATTTGCTACTGAATTACAACCTACAGCTGAACTATACCGTAACTAACTATGGCAACTACATCAAATACTATAACAGCTACGGCTGGACAAACTGAATTTTCATTTTCATTTCCATATCTAAAAAAAGAATCCATTAAAGTAACGATTGACAATGTTGCTACAACTGCATTTACTATTCCTGATAATAATCCAACTACTGTTGTATTAAATAGTGGTGCTATTGCTGGTCAAGTAATTAAAATCTTTCGTCTTACATCTACTGAGGCTGTTCCTGCTGCATTTTTTTCTGGTGGAGCCATTCGGGCAAAAGATTTGAATAATAATTTTGACTCTATGTTGTATATTTCGCAAGAAAGAGAAAATCAAACAGAGGAAATTATTCAAGGTGGAATTGCAGATGGATCTATTACATCATCTAAACTTGCCAACCATTCTGTAGGTACTGCAGCATTAATTGATGGTAGTGTTACTACAGCTAAACTTGACCAGACCTTACAGGATCGTCTAGAGCAGTCTGTAAGCGTTAAAGACTTTGGAGCAGTAGGTGACGGTGTAACTGATGACTATGATGCAATCACACAAGCCATTGCAGCCGCTGCTGGGCAGCTTTTAGTCTTCCCCAGTGGTACATATAGTGTAACCAAGACCATTGTATTTGATCAGAGCGATTCAGTTATAAGGGGCATCGGTGATGTTATTATCACTATGCCTGATAACATTAATCGTGAATGGTCAGTAGGTAATATTGGTAAATCTATTATAGGAGTTGCAAATGGAGTAGCACCTGTAGAGAATGTACTGCTTGAGAACATTACCTTTGACTTTAATAGTAACCGTAGAGGTGTAGTCACAGGTACAGCCAGTGACAAGGATGATGCCTTTGAGAAGAATGCCTTTACAGTGGCTAATGCTAAAAACATTACTATCCGTGACTGTCAGTTTCTAAACGGATTCCGGCACTGCTTAGACATCACCACGCCTACTAAGAAGGGTGTTTCTGGTCTCTCTGTTACGCAAAAGCTTTTACAGATGCCTGTGCTGCCTAATATTAATGGCACAGAGGTGTTTGGGGCTCAGTACATTACTATTGAGAACTGCCTCTTCTCTGGTGGTGGTGATGATAACCTGACTACCCACTACTGCTCTAACGTTTACATCACCAACTGCCGCTCTGAGTCACCATATGGTGGATATGGCATAGGTCCTGGGAACAATAACGGCTTTGAAATTGATGATGGCTCACGCAATATCATCGTATCTGATTGTACTGCTATTAAGTGCTCCTCAGCCATAGAGGTAAAGGCTCATGACTATGCTCCTGCTCCTTATAACGTCATCATCAATGGTCTGCAAGCTATCAACTGTGTGAGTTCCGTAGAGATTCATCACACCAACTGGGAAGGTCCTATCTCTGGTAATGCTAGTAACGCTTATAACATCCTATTTAGCGGCACCCCTGGAACAGTAACACTTGCAGCAGGTACTCCCCAGCAGGTTGAATGTGTTGATGGTATCTCGCCTATGGCACGCAACGTGTCTATCAGTAATGTGCAGATTATTGCTCCTACAGAGGTAACCTTCAATGAGCGAGACTCTAATAACAACTTTACTCAGTACGCCCTCACTCCTAATAGGTGCTTTGAGGTTGGTGGATATGACGGAGTACAGGTCAGCAACATCTTGTTTAATGATGGACGATCTGACACTGCACTGAGTGATGTTGATGGTTTCGATCAGCCTGTTGTCTTTGCCACCAACCTCGGTCTTATTCATCTCCACGATGGATGCCGTAATGTGTCGTTCAGTAATGTGCAGGTGACAGGGTTTGGTGGTACAACTCCATTAACAGCAATGATCTTTAATATTGTCAGCACCTGCTTCGACTCTATCAATTGCAGCAACCTGACTGTTGTTGATGGTCCTAATGAGATTGTAGAAGCTACAGGTGCTAACCAGGCATACTTCGGAAGCTTTAGAGGTATTGTTGCTCGCAGTTCTGTCACTATGACGGGACCTGCTCTTAATAGCAGCAACAACAATCTACGCTTTGAGCAGCCTGACATCACTGGCTATACAAATACTATTGATGTTCAAGAGCTTGTCTTAGAAAAAAGTGCTGGTACTCCCAGTACTGGACGTGGCATCGGCTCTGTCCACGTAGACACCAATACGGGTGTACTTCGTACTAAAACAACAAGTCGATCTAGCACTGCCTGGAACTCTTTGGGTGCTTTAGCTTGGGCACGTTACACAGGAACTAATGATATTATTAGGAAACAAAACAACATCCAAGGTATTGTTAAAAATGGAACAGGGGATTACACAGTAACCTTAAGTTCTGACTTTGTTTTTGCTGATAGCAATGATTTTTGTGTTTGTGTAACATCTTCTCAACGAGATAATGTTGTCACTGGTCCTTCTGTTAATGCAAACGGTGTAGCTAGTTTTGATATCAATTGTTACAACGACTCCGGTGTGCTAGCTGATAGCGGATTCATTAATATCATTGTGTTTGGTACAACCATATGACCTCATTCCTTATCTACGCAGCTAACTAACTTAACTAACTATTATGATTACACTAATTAGACCAATCTTATTCTCATTCCTTAACTCAGATAACGTAAAAAGATTGATTATTGATCTTTTGTCTAAACTTGCTGAATCAACCGATAATGATATCGATGATAAAGCAGTTGAATTTATTAAAAACGGTCTATTTCCTAATAAATAATGATTGAAGCAGGGGTATCAGCTCTGATTGGAGCTATTGCTGCAGGAGCAGCTTTAACAAATCGTATACACAATAGAATATCAGCTTTGGATAGACGTGTTGATACCTTTGAATTGAGTGTAGCTCAAGATTATGTATCTAAAGCTGATCTTTCAGTTATGGTGCAACGTATGGAGGATCATATGGTCCGCATTGAAAACAAATTAGATCAAATTGTATTGAGGAATTAATTATGTCTAGACCAGCAAACAAAACCCACATGCAGCAAATGTTTGATGACAATCGAAAGAGAGCAGGTGGTGATATGAATAAACCTGCAAAAGGTAATGTAAATCTTTACCAATGGAAGCCTAAAAAAGCTAAAAAGCTAAAAGGACCAAACAATGTTAACGAAGCATGACAAAAAAGAAAGCAACTGAAGACCAGTTCAATGAGTTGCATAATCTTGTCACAAAAGAATTCCTTGCCCGTATTAAATCGGGTGAGGCTTCTACACAAGATCTAAAAGCAGCTTGTGATTGGTTAGCTAAAAATGATATTAGTGGTGTCGCTCTTGAAGGTAGCCCACTAGATAAACTAGTTAGTATTATGCCAACTGTTGACCCTGATCTTGTACAACGGAGACTTTATGGCTCGAAAGTCTAACTATAGCGGTGCTAAATACGCTAATGGTAACTATAAATCATATCAAAAGAAATATGATTCTAGTGCATTACAGATCTCTAAACGATCTGCATTAAATAAAGAAAACCGTAAACGTGGCACCTACGGTAACG